CCAGTCAAGTTACCAGTAACATTTGCAGATAATGATGAGCTTAGTGTCAATGTTCCTGTTACAGAAACATCTGAACTTAAAATAATACTGCCAGTACCATCTGGGTCTATTGTTATATTACCGTTAGTATCTGTGCTAGAAATTGTGTTACCAGTAATAGCAAGATTGTCTACTTTAACTTTGCCTGTACCATTGGGGTCGAGAATAATGTCCCCATTACTGTTTGCAGAACTGATAGTGTTAACACTAAAGTCTAAGTTGCTTAATGAATCACCACCCAGTTCAGTATACACTTCTTGAAAGTTATCATTAATCTTATCCATTGCATCACGGAGTTTATCCCCGGTGCCGTCGTTCTCAATGGTACCTATGTTAATTAATTGTCTTGCCATTGTTTATCCTTACCAAGTACTTATAGCGGCTCTTGCCCAAATCGCTGTTGATCCATCGTATGTTCCTGTACAGACATAAATGTAGTTGCTGTCCCATGCTACCAATCCTGCAACATCACCATCTGCACCTATTGATGCGGCTGGTGTTTTGCTTGTGCTAATTTTAAATTGGTCATCATCAATAATAACTAAGCCTGTTCCGTTGGGATCAAGTGTAATATCACCGTTTGTGTTTGTACTAGCAATAGTATTAGTAGTAATATCAATGTTAGTTCCAGCGGCAGTTGCACCGTAAACTTCTTGGAAGTTGTCGTTTATTTTGTCAAACGCTGTTCTTAAAGGATCGCCTGTGCCGTCATTGGCCGTAGATCCAATATTAATAATTTGTCTTGCCATATTAAATTATCCTCGATTACTGTTATTTATTAGTTTCAGCAATCAAAGTCTAAGTTTAATATGGAGTAAATGAAGAACCGCATCCGCAGGTAGATGAGGCATTAGGATTTTTTATAGTAAAACTCTCACCGTTAATATCAACGGCGTAATCAACTGTGGCTCCTTGTAGGTATGCGCTACTCATTGAGTCTACTAATACGCTTACACCGCCCTCTGTTATTACGAAGTCGTCTTCCTCTTGGTTTTCCTCAATAGCAAAACCATACTGAAAGCCCGAGCAACCACCACCCTGAATAAAGATACGAAGTTTACCACCAGGGTGTTCCTCGTTTAGGATAGTTTGTAGTTTGCCCAAGGCTAATTCAGTAATTTCAATCATAGTAAGTGTCTTTTATTTCCTACACTAGTATTTAATACAGGATTCATTTCATCAGCATCTGGATAAGCATCTACCTTTTTAACAATAGGTTCTTTGCCTTGGCTTTGCTCTTCTGCATACTTCATGAAAAACTCTAGTTCTTCTGTCATATTAGTATCCATTTTAATTGCTTCTGCTGGACACTCTGGTTCACATACACCACAGTCGATACATTCTGTAGGATTAATTACTAACATAGTACCTGCGTCGTAAAAACAGTCCACTGGACAGACGTCTACGCAGTCTGTGTATTTGCAACGTACACAGGCGTCATTTACAATATAAGTCATGTATTAATTATAGTTGATTGTTAATAAAATTGCAAAGACTTTTTAATCTTCTTTTTTCCAAATAGTCCAAGCACCGTACGCAATAGCACCGTATGCAACAAGACTAGCGATTGGTTTGAAAATTAAAAATGCAACACCTGCACCAACTAGAACAATTCCGTCCCAACTTGTGCGTTCTGTTAATCGTTTAGTTACCCATTCAGTAATCATAATTTTTGATCTCCTTGGTTATATCTTTTATCTAATAAATGGAAGTCATCACCTGATCCAAGTACACAGGCTATCTCATCATTCATTTCTAATAACACCCACATGTTTGCATCATTAGTAAACAATATCTGGTTGTTATTAAAATTGTCGTCTTGATTCTTCGCTTGCCATAGGACGTTTAGTCCTTGTGATTTAATGCCGTCTAACGTGTACATCAGAGGCCAACAGTTTACTGGTTTAGATTGTGGGGTCGCTTCTATAAACTGATCGGATGGTATTTCTTGTATTTCTTGTGCTTCTACTGATAATACCCATGTTGTAGCGCCTACGACACAGCCTGCTAAAAATCCTTTAATAAATTTATGCATGTTCTTTATTCTGAATCACGTAACACGATAACACCACAGGCTAATCTATCACCTGCGTTGCCAGTTTTGAGAGATTCAGCATCTCCTCCTTTACCTAGGTCATCCTTGCCGCTATGTACGACTATTGCCCTGCCAACTACGCTTTGTTCTCCTGCTAGTTTTACTCGGTGTGCTTTAATTGTAAAATCAGCAACACCTTCATCGTTAGCAATAATATTGCCTAGATCGCCTACATGTCCTTGTGCCAAATCACCGTGATCTGTTCCGTCTGGATTATAATGTCCTCCGGCACTTTCGCATCCGTTGCTTAAGTCACCATATTCATGTATATGGAACCCATGCTCACCAGGTTCAAGGCCTGTTATTTTTCCTCGGATAACTGTGCCTTTACCAGGCTTACTCAGTAAAAGTATTGAACCCTTTACCTCGTCACTGTGTTCTAATTCGCAAACTGCTGATATAAATGCATCATCTTCTGTTAAAGTCTTTACAGATTCACATTGACAAGCCGACGCTTTAGTCCTTGGGCAACTTGTATCAGTTATTAAATTTAGATGTTCACGAATCTGTTTAGCAGTCATAGTACTATTTAGCGCCACACTGCTGATCGCACTTCATTAGCCTGCCGTCTTTATATGTAGAACAAGACCAAGACTTCTCAATCTCGTTAAACCATGCAATACATTCTGACAACGGATGTTCTAATGCATTATTATTGTTAATAAGCGGACGTAGTTGTTTGTTTAACACTTCCAGTTGCTCACCGAATCCCACGTTAGTAAGTGGATAAAACCCTAGGTAACAACAAGGGTAAACTTCTCCGTTGGCTGTGATGTACACGCTCTTAGTTTTTTTAACTTCACAGTTAATTTGTTTTGCTGGTGTAAAGTATTGTGCGATGTCATCAAACAGTAACATCTCTCCTTTACGTTTAGCAATATATGGCTCTACAGTTTTGTGGTCAACTCCGTCCCAGTGATGTGTCCAGTCTCCTAATACGTGTACAAGTTCGCCTTGTTTGTCGTATACCGGACCTTGGTCTCTACCTTCTTCAACTACTTTGAATACACTAAACCCTAGTTGCTTACTAAGTTCTTCGCAATCGTTAACCTGATGCTGATTGTGTTTAAACTTAATAAACTTCCAAACAGCATGCCCACCAGCATCTATAAATGTTTTGGCATTCTTTATTACTGTATTCCAGTTTGTGTTTTGTCTGTACAAGGTATGTGTGTCTGCCATACCATCTAGGTCAAATTCTATTTTACAGTCTAGCTCTGCCAGCTCTTGCCAAAAAGTATCACGTCTAGCACTACCGTTAGTACTAATATAAATGTCGCATGTTTTGTTGTGTTGTCTAAAGTAACGAACGATGTCTACGGCTTCTTCATTCATAACTATGTCTCCATAGTTGCCGTTAATTAATATGGTTTGTAACTGATTCAGGAACAGTGGCTCAAATATCTTTTGTGCTTGAGCTAGTGTTAGGTTTGTTTCTGGATAACCATCGTTGTAAGGGAAGCCACGATAGTTGCGAGGACACTCTGGACAACGAGCGTTGCATAAACTTGAAATCTCTAAATGGACTTCTTGAATATCCTCAATATTGTACATTACCTTCTGTACGTTATTCTACCTTTTTTAAAATCATAAGGACTAATCTCTACTTCTACAGTATCACCTAGCGTAATTCTAATTCTAGCCTTACGCATCTTACCGCCTAGGTATGCAATAAGTTCGTGTTCTGTTTCTTTACTTTTTACTCTAAACATAGCATTAGGCAGTACGTCTAATACCTCACAGTCCATCTTTATTGTATCATCTTCTTTTGCCAAACTATCTCCTCATTTTGCTGATTGCCACTGCTTCTTCGTCACTGAAGATAGGAACAGCATTTGATTTATGCATTGTGCCAATGCCTTTAATTTTATTACCTGTGTAAACTTTATCTGGTGCCCTGACTGCTGTACCAATACCTGTACTATGACTGGGAATAGCAGGAGTTTCTCTACGATACCTTTTAGGTGGAGTGTATGTAGTAAACTTAGGTTCCTCTTTATTTAACTTAAGTTTACCACAACGATAATCTATGTACTGCTCGAGTGTTAGTTGCTCACTGTGTCTACCAGCCTGTTTCAGTCTACGGTTGTAGTCCTTGTGTTCCATCTGGTAGTTTGCTAGAGCTGTCTTTGTTATTTTCATTTTACGCTTCTTGTAGGAGGTGGTGGTCAGATATGGACCTACTAGGTGCATCGTCATATTAGATCACCGATATTTTATTTGTTGAAGTATTTTTTAAGAACACATTAGGGAAGTCAGGATTAATATCTTTGGCTAACTTCTTAATTTTTGCTAATGTACCTGCCTGTCCTACGTATTCATCATCAGTAACTCTGTACAACAAGTATTGCTTACCACCTTGACCGTCTTTAACTAGTTCATAGTAATAATAGGGCTGGGCTAGTAGTGCTTCCTTCTGCGCTTGCATAGCCAAATCTTCTTCATGTACTACCTCCACTTCAACTTCAACAAATGGTTTCACAATTTTGTATAAACAAAATCCCATAATTAGAAAAAGTAGTAAATCAAAGAAAGTCATAATCACCTCAAAATGTTAGCCTAATAGAACTAGTATACTGCCACTCGACTTATTTGTCAATTAAATTGCTCCATCGTAGTATCATATAGTTCAACAATTTTTCATCCTCGCACTCAACTACGAAAGATGTGCCTTTTGTAACTATATAGGTGGTAAACTGTTGAACATCTTGGTCTGGTAATTCACTTATCCAGTCTTGGATAGGCCAGAAATATTCCATACTGAATCGCATAACTTGCCCCCAATAATACTTAGCCCAATTTAACCATAATAAATATTGGCATGAAAGTAGTTTTGATTACAGGCGGATTCGATCCATTACATGCAGGACACCTCGCATATATTAAAGAAGCCAAGTCGTTAGGCGACATATTGATTGTGGGTGTTAACAGTGATGCTTGGCTTGAGCGCAAAAAAGGTGCGTTCTATCAGAGTCAAGATGAACGTTTCAGTATATTATCAGAACTAAAAGATGTAGATGCAG